AACACCGCACCAGAAAAACACACCGTCATAGTCTATGACGCAGTCAGGAGACATGATAGACGTGTCTGTAGCAATCACATCAAATTGGAATACTGTTGCACCGCCTGTAAAAGTAGCGCGGATCACAGCGTCATACGCCCAAAATATACCAGCTGGTGCTGATCCTGAGCCTGCACGCAGCGGCATACCTTTGACAATCTTTTGACCCCAGACTCTTGCAATGCCTGAACCTGAGCCGCTCAAATCAGTAAAAGTGCCTGGAACAGACCAACCCACAATACCGGCAGTGCCAAAATAAAATAGGTAAGGAAACAGCATCACAATGCCGCCTGTGGCATTTGCACCAGCTGGCAATGGAATCTCTCTTAACGCGGCAGTTCCAAGCACATCGCCATAGAAAATCTGACCACCTGTATCATTACAAACACATTGTAAGTTAGGAGCTACGTGAGCAATGATAGAGTTAGCGGTTGTTGATGCGTCATACGCTGTTTGAAACATCCACTGGTTGTAAGCATTAACAGCCAAAGCATTCAAACCGCCAGCCATGTTTGTTGTTGTGGCTGTGATTGTTGTTGTGCTAGCCACAACAACAAAGCCATTAGTGCCTTGGCCTGTAGTTGAGGCTGTAATAGTGATCACAGCACCAACCGCTACAGCAGAGTAGTTTGGCGTAGATGTAAAAGCAGTGATGTTTGCCGCAACTGCAGTTGCTGTTGTAGACAAGTCGGTTGTAAATGAAACAGAGCCTGACGTAATAGTCACGCCGTTGACTGTGATGCTGTTAACTGATCCAGAGCCGCCACCTGCCATATTGGTCGTACTGCCGGTAAGCGTCGTGTACGTTGCCGCAACCACAAATCCGTTTGGGCCAGCTCCGCTTGTTACAGCGGTAATTGTGATCGTTGTGCCAACAGCAACAGCGGTGTAATCAGGCACCGAAGTGTGTGCATTAATGTTGGCCGCAAGGGCTGTTGCTGTTGCGGACAAGCTAGTGACGTAGCTTACGGCGCCACTAATAATTGAGACCCCATTAACTGTCAGCGTGTCAATTGATCCTGCAGCTCCGGTTGACAAAGTAATAGTACCGGTAGCTGATGTTGAAGCACCTGTTAAGGTGGCTGTACCTGTTGCAGCTACGGCTACTGGAGTTCTAGAGCTGATGACAGAGCTATTTTTAGTTGCGTCGATCGTAAAACGCTCAACAGTTGAAGACCCAGCTGAGTGACAGTACTGCAAGCTTTGTTGAGTAAAACTATTAAAACCCCTAGAGATTTCAGTCAGGTATTTGTTGATTGAGCGGTAACCGGCAATCTTTCTAGGCAGTCCACGCTGAAACCTGACCCACTGGCCATCAATGTAAAAGTCACCGTCGTACTTAGTACCATCTCGCTTGATACCAGCAAGGGACTTAAGGACTATGGTGGATTCTGGCATTAGTAAGTACCACCATTAACCACGCCTGATGGAGCAACTCCTAAAGCAGTCCAAGCTGCTTGCTGAGTTGCTGCTGTAAAAACAGCAATACCTACAGATGTACCGCCAAGGTTAATCAGCGCTCCACCTGCCGTAGTAGCTCCTGTACCGCCGTCAGCAATAGAAATAGGCGTAGCAACTGTGGATGTATCTGCATCAACAACGTTGGTGCCATCACAATAAAATATTGCTCTAGACCCTTGAGCAACGGCTACGCCTGTTCCTGCTGAAGTTTTTACAGTCAGCGTAAAAGAGCCTGTTGTGGCATTGCTTACCCAATACTGCTGCACTGTAGCAGGAACAATAATGACCCTGTTACCTGTCAAAACGCCGGTAAAGTTATAAGCAATACGATTTAATTCAGAACCAGTTAGCGTGTAGTTGCCTGTACCTGCAACTGCAATTGACGTGTAGTCAAAAACAAATGTTGAAGCCTGACCAAAACCTAATGTGTAAAAGTTTGTGCCGTCACTGATGATTACAGAAGATTCAGTAGGCTGATAGGCTTTTGTTGACAAGCCATCAATTGTATTAATGCCTACAGGTGTCAATGTAACTTGACCGCCACCTGAGTTGCGCAAGTACATAAACCAGTTATTGCCTACAACAGCCGCGCTTGGCAAAGTCAATACCCCTGCGCCGGTGCCTGTCCACAAATACATCTTAGCTCTATCTGTATCGCCTGCCGTGTAGTTTGAGTTGAACTGAGTAATAGGCACAGACTGCGACAATAGTGTGCCCACAGCCACAATGCCTGTACCTGCAAGCGCTGATGCATTTGCAGTAGAGACTGTAGCTCCAAACTGAAGCGATTCCCATAAACCATTTGTAGTGGTGTTGTCTGTTAAATAAACTTGCCAAACAGTGCCTGTAGGAATTGAAACGACTTGCGTGCCGCCAGCATTTTTAACTACAAAAGTTTGAGAGCCTTGATTGTTAAACAGGATTGTGTTGCCAACGCCACTCTTTTTAGCATCTGGTAAAAAGATTGACCGACTTGCCGTATTAGCTACTACATCAATGATGCGGGTTGCAAGATTGGTGCTAGTGCTAGTTTCCTCTGGCCAACTTAGCGTTACATCCGTGGTCGTTAGCGTTATCTCGCTGTAGCTAATCTCACTTGGGTAAATGTTTGCGCCACCAAAGACGTCTGTATAGATAGGCATTACGCTTCACTCCTATTTGCTGAGCGGTCCATGATGCGCTTGAGGTCTTCTCCGTTGAGAGCCTGAGCAGCACGGTCGTACATTCCTTGCCACACTTGAATACGCTCGTCTTTTTTAAGGAATGGAGCAGCCTCAAGAAGAGTTGCATATAACAACACATCTGGGGCGTATTCAGTAAGATAATTGGTTTGTAAGTCATCGCCCAAAAGGGCTGGTTGTTCGTAGTACAAAATTTCAAGAGTTTGTACTGTAGAAGGCGATGGCGTTATCAGCCAGTTCTGATAGTCATAGTCTGCATAAAACTGCGGAGCCGCTGTCTGAGCCTCGTTAGGCCAGTAGCTACGGCAATACTCATATGACCTGGCAAAGATAGGCGAACCATTGACAGTCATGCTAATTGTGTCACGCCAGCGGTCAGGTTTGAGATAAACAGCCACGCCAATAGATAAAGGAGTACTCACAGCTCGAATAAACCCTTGGATTTTAAGCTCTCGGGCAATGCGACGCTCGCCTAGTGTAACTAAGCGAGGAAGCTGGTCATAAACAATTTGATCACTCTCTTGCGTGAAACCACGCTCAAGATAGCGTCGCACATCTACCAGCAGACTGTCGTACGTCATGCTATAGCTCATATACACTCCATGGGTATTAGCCGCTGATTCAGCATGCGCCGTTTAGACGAATTATAACCTTTAACCAACATTGCGTTCAAAATGAGGGCAGTCAACAAGTGACTTAAAGTTGCCTCCCCAGCGGTTTTTTGGATGCAAGGTTTCCCAATACGCGCCCAGAGGAGCAAGGATTGCTTTATCCCAAATGATTTTGCCATCCTTGAAAAAATTCAGGTCTATGGCACAACGTTTTAAATGGATGGAATTCATTGTCTTAGATCTACCGGTTTTAAAGTAGATTGCTTGTTGTTCAGGCGTACGAGCTAATTCGCCACCAGTGACTACAAAACCCTGGTCTGTAGAGTACTGGATTAGCTTACACATGTCCAGTAAAAATGCAGCTTGTTCGGTGCTTAAACTCATTTTTTGCCTTTCATATCAGCTAGTTTCTCAATGGTTCTGCCGCCAAAGTAAGCACCCATAATCAGCATTCCCCAGTTACCTAGCAAGGTGACATAGGACTCATTGGCGTTGTAGCCATAGGCAGACATCATTGCAAATAAGAAGTAGCCTAGAAAAATGGCAATTAGGCTCATGGGACGGATGTTCTTGGACAACCAAGAATCGCTGTTCATGTCTGATTTCCAACGATCTGTGACGTTGTCGTCTTCGTTCTGAGCAGCTTTGGCAAACATTTCTAGTTCAGCTAACTCCAGCTTGGCCTTCTCAATACCCAGTTCAAGGAGCTTTTCTTCATGCTCAAACTGAAGCTGGCGCAAGTTGCTGACATCTTCTGCGGTTGGGTCATCAGGAATCTTTACGCCAAGAGTTTTCTCTACCACCTCTTTGCCCTTGGCTTGGATGGCGCTAGAAAGCAGGGTAAGGCCGTTTTGGGCTAAGCTACCGAGGAGGGAGGCTACGATAGGTAACATCTGATTTTTTCTCCAAGTTAATTTTTACATCTACACAAATTGCTTCAACCGTTCTGCCTTGCTTAATAAGTTCACTTTTCTGTTGTGCAATTTCTTGCTCGCACTTTTGCTCGTTTAGCGTGTAAACCTCTGACTGAAAAAATGCGCAGTCCAGTCCAATGCAAATATACAGCACGGGGATATAAATCATCATTTTCTATCCTCACGTTTTTCCTTTTCAATGTCTCTACGCAGTTTTTCCATCTTTTCAATCTGCTGTTTGGCCTCGTGCTTTGTTTCCAGCACATCCAAGTACAACATCCCAAGGAGCGGGAGCAACATTACTACAAGCAAACAAGCGGCAATCCAACCCACAACTATCTCCCAATCCTGTGCAAGAGGCCGAGGAGCAACCACATATATAGGAGGAATAGGATAGTCGCCAGCAGATACGCCTGCCTTTCTTTTAGGAGCCGCTCCTCCTCTTTGCGTTGCCATGACTCATCATCCCGTTTCTTCCTTGCCCTGTCTTGCTCTATCTTGATGACATCGCGCATATCAAACACTCTTGAGTACAAGGCCCCCATTTCTTTAGGGGCGCCATACACCATTGCTTCTCTTATCTCAACTTCCAGCAGCGCCATTTGGTCTTGAGCCATAACTCGTTTTAGGGCGGCTTCCATCAGGTTGGCGTCAGGGTCGTAGATAGTTTTGCTTTTCTCTTCCTCTTCCCTTATGTGGTCAGCAAGCTGTTCTTGCAGCTTAAAGAACTGGGACAACTGAGTAACAATGTCAGCCATGACCTGGGTTTCGTCAACGGCTACATAGGTTTCCTTCTTTTTCGCCACAGGCTTTGGCGCGTCTTGTTTTGTTCCAAAGAGCTTAGACCAGAACCCACGGACTTCGTTTGCGACACCAACAACGTCATTGACGGCTGATTTGATTTCCATGAAAGACGTTTTAGCGTCTTTATAGAGTTTGCATCCTTGCTTGATGGCGGTAACACAAGCGTTAGCGGCAAAGAGGATGCTGAGCGGGTCAATTTACAGCCCCAGAAGTTGCTTGAGTATCTTTTACGCCAGCGCTTGAATTTGGGCTGACAACGCGTTGAGTTGCGCAAGCAGTTGTTCTTTGGTTGGGGCTGGGGCTGGCGTTGGATTAGCTTGCTGGGCCAACACTGCGGCTTCTTGCGCGTCTCTTTCCGCTTCTTCTTCTGCGGTGAATGGCACTGGACCTTCCGCTGTCATGTGATGTCTAGACATAATTTTTCCTTATGAGTTGGCAATACCGTAAAGACGGGCAACGCCGCTTGTAATGTTTCCAGAAGCCATAACAAAACGAACGCCAGTTAATGCCGCAGTATTGGTATTGCAACCGATACCCTGTATGTACCTAACCTGATTGGCGTTTGTAAGACCAACCCCCAAAAAGTAATAAAGTTTTTGAAGAGTTGTGCTTGATGGATTTGAAATATACAAATCAAAAGTAGCGTTTTCGCCACCAACATTTCCAAGAATAGAATGAACCGAAACAAAAGTGCCGGGAGAAGCAAAAGAATCATTAGTTCCAGCAAAAGTTGACGTTGAACTTTGTGT